TGAAAGCCAGCGCATACATCCGCATCTGTTTTACCATTTCCGCCAAATCCTTTGCCGTTATTTTTTCGGGATTTTCGATTTGCGGGGCTTTTGTTTCGTCTGCCATATAAGTAACCATTTGAATAATTAAACGTCCCTACGGGCTTAAAACAAACGGCTGTGCATTTGCGACGGCAAATTTTCCAATACCCAACCGGGGTTATTCTGCAAAACGAACCGTCCAAAGTGCATTATTAACGTTGCGTCGGCATTCCACAATGTCGGGGCAATCTCCGGGTACAATTTCCCGGCAATTTCCTTGTATCTGCGCTTTCTCTCGTTCTTTTCCTCCTTTTTCCGGGTCGTCTTTGCTCGCAATTTCAATTCGTTTTGCCACTTCATAGGGTGTACCATGACAAACGGAACATCGCAAACCGCAATGGTTGCTTTTAGCTGTTCAAAGTTTGCCATCATCTTTTGGATTCTGTATAACTTTCCCATATTAACGCCATCGGCACCCGGCGTTATATCATCCGGGCGCACGCTTAGTTTTTCAAGAAAAACAATTGGCGAACATATTGTTTTCAAATGATTAAAATAATCTCTTATGTCGTTTATATCCTCCGGCATTTTTATGGCGGTTATATTGTGGTTTGGTCGCCATGTTACAATACCACCATTTACGCCGGGGTCAATTCCCACTACTGCTGATATTCTTATATTTTTTTCCATAAATAACCTCCTGCACTTTTTAATTTATTATTTACGCATCTATTTATATTTGATTGTGGAATGTGTGTTTCCTTTGATGCAATTTGAGCATTTGGATATGATTTAATAAATACATTATCCCTTGAATATTGATAAACCTTTATACTCCTTGGGTGTAATTCTCCATTTCTACCTTTCAGTGTTTTAGATATTTTTTCTTTCCATAAAATATTACGTCCTTTCAGACTTTTTGAAATTCTACTTCTTGTTATTGGATTTAATTCATTTTGCTGTCTTGTAGCCCATTTCAGATTATTAGCATTGTTGTTTAATTGGTTTCCGTCTATATGGTCAATCTCCGGTAAATTTCCCGGATTTGGTATAAATGCTATCGCTACAAGTCTATGAATATTAAATTTCTTGTTTCTCAAAGAAATATATAAATATCCTTTCCTTAAACCCGCTTTTAATACTTTACGCAAAGACTTTACACGCCCAAAATTACTAACTTGATATGTCCCTGCATATCCGGGAACATCTTTCCAAATCTCATTTTCCATAATTGCCAACTTTTAAGAACTGCCAACAAATTAGAAACGGGGACGGGCTGTTGGCTTGCCCTTTCGGTCGGTTAATTACTCCGCCTATCCCCGTTGCAAATATAATTATTTTTGTTTCAATTCATACTATACAATCAATTTTCATTTTCTGCCTCCAATTCCACTATTAGCGTATTCATTCTCAAAACCTCTCTTATTCCCAAATTTTGAGTTATATCTTTTTCGTTTTCTCTTATTTTAGGCAATAAGGGTCTATAATCTTCATATTGTCTTAAATCCATGCCCGTAAGAAACATATCCCACGCCTGCATATCCATTTCATTGTTCAGTATAATTTGGCACGCTTCTTTGTTATTTCCGGTGTTTAAGGCTTCCGCCAATTTTACTTTTTGTTCCCATTCCATAATTCAAATAAAAAATAAATAGTTATCAATCTGTATTTCCTCCGCAATCATACGGTCGAACGTGCGTTTTATCTCTTTGCGCCGGGCAACCTCAAAGGCTGTATAATCAATTTCCGGGCTTTGGGTTCCTTGTTTACGAACGTGATAAACCGTAAATTCATTAACGAACCCACGGGCGGCACGTGCCAAAAATCGGTTATACGCTTCTTTCCGGTCGTCCTCGGTTTCTTTCACTTCATCCGCTAACCCAACGCCCAACAACCAATTATAAACAAACATTTCGTCGGTTAATCCAAACACTAAACGCCCGGTATATTTATAGCGCATAAAACACATTAAACAAGTCATAACCGATTGATTGCGATAAAACCGGATTTGCTCCGGGCTTAACTCCTTTTTCGGTTCCGGCAATGCTGTATATGCTTTGCCGATAACTTGGTTTTGTTTCCGGCAATATGCGTTCAATACCTTTGCGAAATAATCGGCGTTGAATTGTTGGTAATGTTTCCGTTCGGCGTAGCCGTCCCTATCCTTTGGCAAATAGTCGTCTAATTCCCCGGTAATCAGCAATTCAAACGCTAATTTAACCTCGGATAATGTTAATTGCGAATAATAGCGTTTGAGCAAATCCAACAACCGGGTACAAATATACGTCCAATCGTCCCGGTTTTCCGTGGGAATGATAAACCCCACGTCCATTGCGATAAACCGGAACATTTGCCCGGTTTTGGCAATCAACGTTTCGTCGTCAATCTCGGCAATCTGTTTTTTTGTGGACGCCACGAAAATATACTTTTCAACCGGGGTTAATGCTTTGGCAACCTCCGGTAACTCAACCATCGCCCGGCGAACGTCAATTGCTTTTGCCGTTCCGCTATAAAGCAAAACGGCGGCGGATTGTCGTTTTTCGGGCAACGTTTGTGGCAATCTGTTTGTCTTTTCGGGTAATGTTTCCATGTTAATAATCATCTTTCAAATACTCAATAGCCCCGGCAGCGTTCAATCTTTGCGTTGGGGCTTTGTATTCGGGTTTCAAATGCAACTTTTTCTTTTCGACGTCCCCCCGTATGAAATTGCGGACGGTCGCCAACCAACCGTTTTTAGTGCGCTTCATATTCTTTTGGTCGCTCCAATCGCTAACCGAATGAAAGTAATAAACCAAATCGGTCTTTTCAAATTCCGGTGTCGCAAACTTACTTTCAAACTCTGAATAATCCACGCCAACGCCGTTTTCAAATTTAACCATTTTGTAAACGTCGGAATTACGGAATAACGTTTTTTTCTCCTTTGGTTCCTCAACCTTTTGTTCTTCCGGGAATAATTCCCCGACAACATTGTTGTTGGGGATATTCTCATTATCATTTATTGTATTATCTATATTATTATTATTATACCCTAAACTTTCGTTTAGGGGTACCCCTAAACTTTTGTTTAGGGGGGGTATCAACTTTTGTTTAGGGGTATCAACTCCGGTTAATATCCTTGCTGCCTTTTCGGTAAATGTTAGTAACTCGTAATTTTCACCAAAACAATACAGAGTTTTGTTATACAATTCGCAATTAGGATGTTTTTGTAAAATTCCGGCTTTAATCAAATTATCAATACGCTTTATCATGCCTTGACTTGTCTTTATATTCAATAACGGCATTGCTTCCAATATTAACTTGTGGGAAATCCAAAAATATATTCCCTCCGGGGTGTGCATCTTAACGCAACTTGCACAATTGGCGAAATCTTTTATAAAATCAAAAATCGCCAAATCTATTAAATCTAAATCTAAACCGCTATTAACGGCGGCATATTGGTTTATTAATATCGTGTATTTCATAATATTGATATTTTATAAACATCCGGTTCTGCTACGGGCTGAACTGATTTTATTAATAATCCTTTTTCGCATAACCATTTAAGGCAATCAATTACAGTGCTTTTGTTTATCCCTAAACATTTGGATAAATACAAAATACCCTTTGAATACTCGCCATATCTAACACAATAGGCGTGTATCATTGCATACGACATTAACTTATTACCTTTCAAATGCAATTCGTTAATCCATTTGTTTTTTATAATAAAATCCATAATTAAAATATAAAAGCCCGCAATCCGGGCTACCACACACCGGAAAACGGGCTTTGCGCTAAATAAATTAGCAATACTTTGCAAACGGTGGTAGTCGTTTGTTTTATCGACGCAAATATAGCATTTTTTATTCCTTATCCAATTGCTTTGCAGGTTCCCACGCTTTGCGCACTTTCAAAACATTGTCGGCACTCTCATTGGGAACCAACGACACGACGGGAAAACGGGAACGGTCGCCCGGCTTTTGAGTTGTGGCAAATTGTACGTTCAAATCAAAGATAATGCCTTTGCAAAATCCCCGTTCCTCTAACATACCGTCGAACGTTTCCCGGATTTGCGGAATTGTGGACGCTGTACCCTTTGTTGCAAATTGCCAAACCCCGGCAATACCCCGCACCAACGGAACAATGAAATTAAGCGTTAATGTAACCTCCCAACCGTCGGCGTCGGGTTGTTTGCTTTTCCGGTTCGGGTATCGTTTGGCAATCGACGCCATTAAATTTGGGTATTGCGTAACCGTCAATTCCTCATATTTTTTGCCGTCCCATACTTGGAACGTTTCGCCATCGCCCGCCGCAATCAATCGCCCGTCGTCGTCCCGGTATTCGTAACGCTCGTTACATACTTTTGCCGGGTCGTCGTCCGGGAAAACAATTTGTATTGTTTGCGGCTTTTCGCCGTATGCTTGCGTAAATAACCCGGCATACTTTCCCGTTGGTATGAAGTAATCAACGCTTTTAGGATAACCGTTTGCGTTTTTCATACCGATTTTTATTTGACCGACACGGGGCAATATTAAACGGGATTGTTGCGCCTCCGGTCGTTTTATTCTTCCTTTCATATCTCAATCAAATTTCGGAGTCGTCGTTCAACATCTTTTTTCTACTTTCATTTTTGGGCTTTTTAGGCTCGTTTGCGGGCTTTACTTTCTTTTCCGTGGTATTACCTCGCTTTGCGGTCGTTTTGCCCGTGGCGGCTTTCTTTTCCGCCTCCTTTGCCTTTTTGGGCGCACGTTTAACAATGGTTGTTTTCTTTGGCTCCTTTTCCGGTTCCGGTGCGTCCGCCTTGACTTTCTCGGCGGCGTCCGTGTTTTCGTCCGGGGTTGCCTCCTTTGGGGCTTTCGTTTTAATCAATTCCGCCAACGATAAGGATATTACGTTTTGCGTCAAATCGGGTGCATTATCCAATAAAACCATACCATTAACCGACGTAAACGTATTATCTTTCTTTTCGTCCTCAATGGCTGCAATTTCTAACAGATACGGGATTTTCCGTATATTGGGGCTATCCGTTTGTTCTTTCAAATTGTACGACGGACGTTTGCGCCAATCTTTCGGGCTGAAATTGAAAATACGGGTAACGGGGAATTGTTCAAAATTGACGTTCCACATATCCCGGTACATCCCTAATTGTATTTCGCTTTCCTCGTAAAATCCTTTGCGTCCGCTCTTAAAATCGACGATTGCGTTAATACGTTCGTCGCCGCCTATCTTTGCCAACATGGTACACGGGCAATCAATCATTCCGGCATACTTGTAATATGGATGCACTAAAGCAATTTCAACCGCCAACGGGCGCACGTCGTAATCTAATACGAATTGAGCAAACGCCAATACGTCCTTTTTCAAATCGTCGGCATAATATATAAAATCGTCCGGCAATCGGTAAACCTCTATATATTCCTTTAGTTTGCCTTTTAACCCGTCCAAATCATAAGCCCGGTTAATTAATAATTCCTCAAATGCGGCGTGCATAAACGTACCATACGCCGCCCGTTCGCCTTTGTATCGTTCCGCTTCCTCAATGCCTTTGTTTGCAATCCATTGTATCAAGTGCGGGGCTTTGGGTAACGTTTGGGACAATATCGTTGTAACCGACGGGAAAAACTCCGGGTTCCCGTTGTCGTCGTATCGGTAATAATAGCGGTGTCCCTTACTATTCAATTGCCAAACCTTATACGGGGGTTCAATCAACGTTTTTTCATCAAAAAACATTGCCGTCATTTCCTCAACCGTCATGCCCGGCAATATTTCAAATATTCCGGTTGGTTGTTCAACCTCGACCGCTTCAAACGGTGGGATTATTTGTTGTTGTTCCTCGGTAATTTCCGGGAATTGGTCGGCGGGAACGGCTCCCAAACTTTCAACCGTCTTTTGTACCGGGTTTTCCGGTTTCTTTTTGTTCGCTCTCATTTTATACTCTTTTTTAATTCTGAAAATTCACATAACACCATTGCGGCACACAGACCCGCAAACATCAATTGCCACGGGTTCCAAAATGCGCCAATCAGACAAACAACGCCCAACGTCCCAAACGTCGCAATAATCGCTTTCGCTTGGAACCTATCGGAAAACATAACGTCCGCCATGCGTTCAAACCATTGTAACCCGTTATTCTTCATAACCAAACAAATAATTAGGGGTACAATTACACATTTCGCAAATGATAACGACCCATTCCGGGCGTATCTGTTTAGTCGTTCCGTTACATAAGTTAGTCATATTAACTTGTTGTGCACTTTCGGTGCGTCCCTCCCATAAACGGGCGGCAACCTCTTTTTTATAAACCTTAATCCCGGCGGTTTGCGCCCGTGCGATTGCCTCGTTTACTCTTAATTTCGTCATTTCTGCCATTTCTTTAGTCTTTTATTGTTAATAACTCGGTTCGTTACTTTCTTTGTGTCCGCAATGCGTACACGTTTTTTCCTCCCAAATTGCGGTATATTCCGGCGGGGTCAAATATCCGTCGCCTCCGGTCTGTTTATATTCCCCGTCGGTAACTTCCATTTCGCCGCCGCATTCCGGGCAATCGTCGTTACCCATTAAATCCAAATCCGGGACAATGAAATATACCCGTTTCAGATACACGCCCAACGCCTCGGAAATAGCCGCATAACAATTGGCGGTTTGTTCCTCGGTTACGTCCTCGTTTATTGCATCGAAAACGGAAACGCCCCAATTTTCCGGGGTGTCCTCAATAACTTTGTTTTTGAGTAATTCCGAAATGATAATTTCGGCAACTTGGTTGGCTGTTTTCCCGCTATCGGTCGCCAATTTTTTTAATAAATCGTTCTCTTTTATTCTCATATCTTTGCCGGGTACTCCCCCGGTGGGTTTTTGTTTCTGCAAATGTATAAATAATACTTGTATTACCAAAAATAAAACCTTTGAAAGTTTTATTTGTTCATGTTGGACGCTTGTAATACAGATAAAAAGCACTAATTTTGTTGCACCGCATAACCTAAAACATCGCTCTCGGTTACTGCGTACCAACCCCCGGCGTTACTTCATTGCGTCGGGGGTTATCTTTTTAATCATGTATTCCAAATTCACAATCCCCCCATTGGTCGAAATCCGCCCCGTCATAACTCAACGGGTAATGTTCCGGTTCCGGGCAATCCGCCCAAAATTTCCGGCGTGCATTATTTACGGCGACCCGTTCCGGGTTATATCCGGGTTTATTCTTTTCCCTCAATTGGGCGGCGCAACTCTTACAACAACAACGTCCCCAACCTCGGCGTAAATTCCGGGTATCGGCGTTGTATTCTTTGCCGCAATTGTCGCAATTCCTTTTTATCATTCCCATATATTAACCCTTTGTAAATCCCTTAAATGCTACATGGTAAACGTCGTATTGTTTCCCGGTATTTCTCCGACAACATTTGTTGGCTGTAAATGATTGACGAAAATTTAACTTTGCCGTCTAACTTGGTTGCAATCTCGGCAATGTCCGTCGCCTGTGTTCTTTTCTTTGTTTCCATAACTTGAAAATTATATTATTCCGGGAAAACGCCCGGTCGTTCTTGTTTGATGATGCAAATATACAACCTTTACTTTAATTACCAAAGGTTTTATCTTTTATTTTTCGGTTTTTATTCGATAATGTATGCCTTTATATGGTTTTCCCGTATCAACCGCCTTTTTTATTTGCGTTCTATCAAATCCTTTTTTCTGTGCATCCTTGTAATTTAAGAACTCAACACATACTTTGCCATCATATCCGACGCCCTCAATTGGAAAATTGTATTTTGTCTTATTCCTTATTGCTAATTCGTAATTCATATTTTCGTCTTGCGTACACCAACGCAAATTCTCAACGAAATTATGAAAACGTACTCCGTCGATATGGTCAACACATGGTTTGTTTTCCGGGTTCGGAATGAAAGCCGCCGCAACTAATCGGCTAACTTGCCTTTTCTCAACCTTTCCATTTTTACTTAATGATACGGTTAAACCGTTACTAATAGTTTTTGCGGGACAAAGTATTGCGTTTTTCCTTACCGTCATTATTCGACCGTATGAACTAACCTTATATAATCCCTCATAACCTTTAATGTCTTTCCAATTCTCCATAAAATTATATTTTAGTATTTTGATAGTGCAAATATCAGAAGTTTTATTTTTATTTCTCACACTATCGGCATACTAATATTATTTTCTTGGAATTTTCGATTTAAGCGACTTTGCAAGCGGGACGGGTAAATTATCCACTTTGAAATAAAATGCCCGGAAACGGGCTAAAAATGGCTCAATAGGAAAAGGGGTTGCAACGACTTGTTACAACCCCCGGTTTATTACTTTTCTATGGTTACGAACTCAACCCCCAATATTCGGGTTGCCGGGTTCTTGCTTACAACGTCAATTTCCCGGTTCTTTATCTTCTTTGTTTTCCAAAGGAACCCCCAAAAGCGTTTATATTGCACCGTTTCCGCTATTAACAGACTATCCCGGTTTATATGCGTCCCGGTAAATTGTCCGTCCGGCGTGGCGCATCCATGAAGTTCAAACCACGGTTCGACAATATCGACGCATCGTAAAACGGTCGTAACCGTGTCGCCGGGCAAATATACAACACTATCCCGGACGGTTGCCCGCAATTCGTTGATTGTTTCCATTTGGGCTGTTGTAACCCGTTCCAAATCCCGGTTCTTTGCTTTCAACGTCTTTATCAACGCCAAATCGTCCGCCCGGTACTTTTTGTATTCCGCCAATGACAACTCCAAATTCCCGACTTTGATTGCGTTCAAACTGTCTTTCGTTTGGTACGTCTTGACGTCCTGCAATAGTATTTCGGTATTGCTCCGGTATTTGTCCCGTTCGTCCGTCAGACGCTTAATTTTGGCGTGTTGTACCCAAAGGGCGGCGGCAACCGCCAAAATGATTGCCGCCCAAATCAAATACTTTTTCATAACGTCAATACCCTTTTAATTGCGGCAACGTGCATATCTGCGATTTGCTCCCGCCCGTCGTCGCTCATTATGAAACGGCAATCTTTTTCGGTATCCATGAAAAAGTTTTCCGTAAGAATTGCCGGGCAACTCGTGTGTTTGAGGATATAAAACGCCGCTTCCTTATCCGGGTCGCCGTCCGCATAATCGAAACGCATACGCCAACCGTCCGGGACGAATACCCGTTGCGCTTCCTCGGCAAATACCGTGGCGATTGCATCCGCTTTCGTTTCTCCGGGCGACGTGTAAACCTCCCAACCCGTACCGCCTCCGGCGTTGGCGTGTACGGATACCAAAAACGCCTTTTCGTTGTAGTTGCGGAAAATCTCATTTGCTCGGCGGCAACGTTCCGTCAATGACACGTCGTTTGTTTCCGGTGTCAATATCTCGTACCCAATCGCCAAATCATCCAATTTGGCGGCGATACGTCGCACAATATCCCGGTTAAACTCCCATTCAAACAGTTGCGAACCGTCGCCCCAAACCGGGGAACGTTTCCCGGCGGTATCTTCGCCGTGTCCGTTGTCTAAAATAACAATAGGTTTCATTTTCTTACCTCCTTTTCTTTATCGTTAATAATATCGTCGTCGGTTTCCTTTTGGAAACGCTCGATTATTGGTTGCCAATAAGACGGCAACGCCCGTGTAAATTCCAACCGGATAACATGGTATATTATCCGTAAGGCTATTTTCTTCGGGTATGCCTTAATTAAGTTGCGAAACGCATTTTGCAAATATACATACATGAACACGTATGTAAGCGACTTTATAACAATCATTGCCGCCCCGTCGTCGCCACATTGCAACATAACGGAATAAATGACGTGTATGATAACGACGTACAAAAGCAATTCTGCCAATGCGTTCTTAAACTTACTGAATCTAAAGTTTTTGCAATGCCTCACGCTTACACCGTCCGCCCGCATACCCGCCCAAATGTTGAAAGCGAACATTATAACCAATGCGTAAATAAAACCCGCCGTCGGGGTCAGATATGCAAATAACGGGCTTGCGGTCGTGGCGAATATCATACGCCATTGTCCCCAACTAAAAATTTTATCCATATCGTCCATAAATAAAGAGTTAAGGGGCGGCGGTAAACCGCCCCCGTTTTGGTTATTGCTTTATAATCTCGCACAACATAAATTCCGTGCGGTTGTCAACCGCCGTTGGTTGTTCCGTTAATAATGTTACGTTCTTGCATCATTTAAGTAAGTGAA